CATACATCATCATTACATAGTTACAAAAAGAACTTACACTGGACTTTTTGAATTTGATAGCAGAATCAGATAACCCTCTATTCGTGATCCAATTCAAATATCTTACATATTCTTTCTTCTTTATTTCAAGAAAACTTTTGTTGTTAAGGTTCTGTTTGACCCAGTAGAAAAATATCCGCAATCCTGATTTGTAAGCTATTTTTGTTTTTATGGATAAATCGGTTTGATTATCCAAATATTCCTGAACCATGTTCCTATTAAATTCCAAAACCTCTAACCACATTTCATCTGTTATATCATTGCTACGTTTTGCATTTTTACCATCCACATTTCTCACTTCCTTCCGTTCACTAAGTAACCAGTCTCATCACTGGTAGGCACACTACTTGCACAGTGTACATAATCTCTATAAATCTTACTTGTGTAATTCGTCTAATTCCTTTAATATTTCTCTAACTTCTGATTCATACAATTTTACACAACAAGTATATAAATCATCTATATATCCAAATTTTTCAGCATAACGAATTGTTGTAAGTTGATCTTTCTTCTTTATCTGTTTTTCATTATAATTTTCACATTTCATTTTTAAATCTGTATGAAAATTTTCACGAAAACATTTATATAATTCATTATATCTATTAGCATATCCGCCTTGAGATTTTCTACAAATACGATTAATGATATCAGGTTTCTCATATAGAGGAACATTTTCTGTAAGTCCATTTATAATTGTTTGTTTGTAGTTGTTTTTAGCAACAAGCGGAGCAGTAGCCCTATCCACTTCAAGTTCAACAAGTCTGTTATGTGCAGATGCAACTTCCAAAGGATCTTTACTGAAAAGTTGGAGTTTCAGTTTTTCCTCTTCAGAAAGATAGTCTCCAGATTTTAATGTATCTTCCATTTGATTGAAGGCATTTATGTATTTTAATTTCCATTCCAAAGCTTTTGAACCTGTAAAACCCATAACAAGCAATGAAAATCCATCTCTATTCATAAGATATTCGTATTTAGTCCTATTTTGAGAGTCTATATACTCAGATTTTATAAACATTTGAGATAGTTGGGAAATCCCACTCATCAATAAACCATTATTTTTAACCTTTCCATTACGATCAATACGTCCTTCAATGGAATAAATTACTTCTGCATGTTTCTTCCCAAATTTTTCGGCTACCTCAAGACTGCTTGCTAAAATCTGTCCGTTCCTGTTAAATAATGTAATGTCACTCATTTTTTCTCCTTTTATTCAAAAATATTATTTTCAGTAAAAGGAGAGGACAGATAATTATCCTGTAAGTCTCTCCATTGTTGGTGTGGTAGGAGCATACCCTACACATGCGTACCACCAATGGTTTATCCGTCTAAAGGTAATCAGCCACTTCACTGATCGACAGTTACTTTCACTCACTGCAAATCTCTAATATATACTTCTTCAAACAAAAAAACTTACACTCAATTTTCTGAGCATAAGTCTTTTCATACTTTCAATTTAATTTTTTAACTTATCAAGTAATTCCTTCACAGTAATTTCCTCGCCAACAGAAACACACTGGTCCAAATGACAAGATAATAACTCCGCTAATAAATTAACTTCATCGGACGTTAATTCTACTGACATAATGACTTCATCATACACTATAAAATCACCGTCCATTCACGGCTTCTTTTAGTGTTTTGCTTGGCTTAAATTTAGGAGACTTAGAAGCACCCACCTCAATGGATTCACCGGTTTTGGGATTCCTAGCTGTTCTGGCTGCACGTTCAACGATATCGAAAGTGCCGAATCCGGACAATGAAACTTTTTCTCCTCTAATAAGAGAGTCTCCGATGGCATTCATAAAAGCCACAACCGCATCCTCTGCATCCTTCTTAATAAGTCCTGTTCTATTTGAAACCTCTGTAATTAATTCTGCTTTATTCATTATTTTAAATCCTTTCTGCTAAATAAAAGAAGAGTAGTGAAAACTACTCTTTGAAAACTTATAGATATTATTAGTCCAATGGAATATGATAAGTAGATTCTCTGCCATAGACATCATTGAAAATCATCAATGTTTGCCCAGGCTTAGAATATAATCTTTTATTATTGGCAAAATCGTCTGTTCCACATAAAGAACGAATTAAAATGCTTTCTATACCAAATTGTTCAAATTCTTCAAGATGATGTTTATCTCCGCTTACTGTATAATCAATTGTCTCGCCGAATTTTTTGCTAAATATTGTGTTTGTAATTGTCCCAATATTCTTAAATATTTCGAGATCGCCGTGAATACAACATATGTTAAATCCTAAAATATTCAATTTGGTAAATTCTTTGTAGTCAGAGTATTTAATCTCGACTTTTGAATTATTTTTCAATCGTTGTTCTAACCACCATGGAATGATTTTCTCCATATTATCAGAATGAATGCTTTCATTCTTGTCCTGAATAGTTCTCATATGATTTCCATAACATGAATATACTTCAATATGATTTACAATTTTTGAGAGTTCACTAATTGCTTCTGCCATTAATTCTGATACATTCATCAATTGATCGCAAACATTCTCTTCTGATTGGACTCTACATGATGAGTGGATCGCACCATGACAGGCATCTCCGAGCATAACAATATTTAAAACATTTATATTGTTTGAAATAATATGCTCTTTGGATATTTCTATAAATTTTTTGACACGCTGTTTGCATATATCTGTATTATAACTATTCCATATGTTTTTAGTAATCATACCATAATGCCAATCAGACCAAAACATAATGCCTTCTTTGTGAGTGTTCGGTTTAAACCATTTTTCTTCAAATGGTAACGGTTTTGTTTCATTTAACTTATTTGCGGCAGATAACAATTCGTCAATGAGATGCTCAGATCTTGCGTCAGAAGTAAGAAGCTTATTATACTCTCTACGTTGATCGTATAATTTTCGCTTTTCTTTATATATTTCATTTTTTTGTATTTGCAATTCTTTGAAATATTTTTCTTCATTTAAATTATTAAAAACTCCAGCTTCATAGAACCTTTTCGCTTGGCTATAGCATTTTCGATAAGCTGCTTCTGTGCGGTATTCTGATTCGTCAATTCTGAACGTCCGATTAATTATAGCAGCTATTTCATCCCAACTTAAATCAAGTATTCCGGAGTCCTTTGCCTGTCCAAGTCTCCATATAAATGCTTCCTCAGTTTCATTTTCCAGTCTATTAAGATCAGTGATAATAGTCACCTACTCTCATTCATTATTTTCTTCTGGTATAATATCCAATTCTTCTGACCCTTTTAATTGTACACCGAATTCAATTGGCTGATTCTTAAATACATTAAGCAGATCTGCAATTTTCACATCTTTTTCGGAATCATTTTCATCGGTATATGTAATGTAAGTACCGTCTTCAGATAAAATCCCTTTCACAGATAATTTCTCAACTGTATTCCTTATAAAATTTAGCTTGCTCTTGGCCATGTAAAAACCCTTTCTTAATTTTAAATATTTTTTTTGCTGTTGATATAGATAATATCTAAATAATATTATTATGTCTGTATTCGTTTAATAATCTCATACATCGTTTCGACTCTGTCATATAATAAGTACGACGATGCCGTGCAGTAGTATGTGTAATTCCTCCTTCACCAAACCAGATTCCTTTACTACGTAGATGCTCCATTTCTTTCTTGGAAATTTTAACTATTGTAATCCACTCACTTTCATGTAAATTCTCTTTATAAGAGTAATTGGCACAACAGGAATCGAACCTGTGACAACCGATGTATCAGATCGGTACTCTACCAACTGAGATATATGCCAATAGACAAATGTCGAACTGTTAACGGAGAGCCAAGCTACGGAGGACTGTTTGTACTAAACAGACAAAATAATTGCGGAGACAGGACACGATCCTGCATACTCTTGGGTATGAACCAAGTGAGCTTCCTTTGCTCGTCACTCCGCTATAATAGTTAAAAGAACAAATGACGATACCGCTAGAATAGCAGCACCGCCACCTGTATAGAATGGATCACTCTTTATAAACGCCTCTGATTCAGAAGGACTCTCGTATAATATTATCGGGAGTTAGAATCAAAACTTACTTCCAGAGTATGTGAAGTCGTACAGTCTCGCTTGGTGAACTTAACTGGTCTATATCACGTTTCACAAGTTTTTCATGTAACATCACACCAACTAACGTGAACTATATCTCAATTAAATATCAAAATATTTCCTAGTCAATATATCTAATGATACAAGTTTATCTAGGCTATCCCCGTAGTTCCTACGGTTCTCATTTTTAGTCCTTCTTTAAGAATATTAATTGCTGCATTTATATCTCTTTCATGATGTATTCCACAAACAGGACAATACCATTCTCTTATTGATAATGCTTTCTTACCGTCCTTGTGACCGCAATTAGAACATATTTGACTTGATGGAAACCAAGTATCAATCTTGATAACTTCTCGTCCATACCATTCAGATTTGTATTCTAGTTGCCTAACAAATTCACTCCAAGATACATCTGCGATTGATTTTGCTAATTTGTGATTACCCATCATACCTTTTACATTTAAATTCTCAAGACAAATTACTTGGTTTTCGTTGATCAGTCTTTTTGATAATTTGTGTAAAAAGTCTTTTCTTTGGTTTGTAATCTTTTCATGTTGTTTTGCAACTTTTATTCTGCATTTTTCTCTGTTATTACTTCCTTTTTTACATCTGGATAAATCTTTCTGTAACTTTCTTAATCTTTTTTCTGATTTACTAAGATACTTTGGATTTTCAATCATCTCACCTTCAGAAGTGATTGCAAATTCTTTTATGCCTAGGTCAATTCCAATTTGGCTATCTTTTTTAGATAAATTCTTTTGTTCATTACAGTCAACCAAAACAGAAACATAAAATTTACCACTTGGATTTTTAGAAACGGTAACAGATTTAATAACTCCTTTAAAATCTCTATGTTGCTTTATTTTTACTTTTCCAACTTTAGGTAATACTATGTATTTATTTGATATCTTTATTGTTTTTTGATTAGTTGTATAAGAATAATGATAATATTTCTTACTCTTAAATTTTGGAAATCCTATTTCTGGTCTTTTAAAAAAATTATTATATGCTGTTTGTAAATTCATTTGAGCATTGCATAATGCTTGCGCGTCAACTTCTCTCAGCCAAGGAAATTCTTCTTTATACTGAGCAGGTGTATTGTTGAGTTTTTGTTTTGTTTTATTGTAATGCTCAATCTTATCCGAAAGCATACGATTATAGATGAAACGCACACACCCAAAACACTTTTCAAAATATTCTTGTTGCTCTTTATTAGGATATAATCTATATTTATATGATTTTAACATCTATAATCACCTGCCTTAACCATTTCTGATCTTGATTTAATTATTTATATACTTTTAAAAATTAATTCACTGGCTTATGCCAATTAGAATTCATACAGAACTTACAATGATTAGTATCGATGGAATCTTATGGATGCGTCAAGCCACTTTTGGAGGTATAAACATCTCATATGTTTACCAAAACAGACATTAAAGTTCACATTTATAGCTGCGCACACCACACACAATTTCACATTCTCGATAAGTGTGATAGAAGCGATAAATCATTATTCTGAGTCTTTATGTTATCGTGGCAGCCTTAGATTACCACTGATAAGTTAGTCATAGATGATAAATTTCAACATAATTGTAATTAAATAGTTTAAAATGCCGATATTATAAATATAAAATATGAAACAAGGTAGGTAAAGCTATATGGAGTCCTTTTTACTATGGAGTCAATTAATATATAATATATCATTTATTGTCTTCACATTTTTATTAGTTATATATAGTATAAAATCATATAACAATCAAAAAAAACAACCATATATATTGATTTCAAGAATTAATTATCATTTTATTGAAGAAACAAATAATAATAATTTAGTTTTTCTTGACATTTTTAATGCGGGTGACTTTGTTGCACGAATGGTAGAAATTCACCTTATTATTAATCATAATCCTCCAATTTATTTAGATCGTATTAATTTTATTTCTCCTAAAGAAAATTTTGAATTTTATTTAGGAAGGCGTATAGATAGAAAAATAATATTATTTAATGGCGATGAATATGAATTGGCAAACCCTATAGATTATGATTATTTTACCGAAACTACAAATGAAAACATAATTACATTAACCATACGTACAATTTGAAACTAATTGAATTTTTGCTATTTCCAAAATAATTTCCGATTAACCTGACCAATATAATATTTTGATAAACATGCTTTCACATTTACGTGCTCGGGGCATTCTATGTTTTGAAACATTCCTTTTGAATATTTCTTCTTTTTTATGTATTTTCTTTTTATGTTAATGCCATTTAATAGTTTGATATTTACTTCTTCAGATGGAGTGATAGAAGATAAGTAGTCAAAAATAATATTCTCTGCCGATTTTAATATCTTACGGACTGTCGCTACATCTATATCTTCTTTTGTTGCTATTTGATTTATTAAAACATCTTGTGTAATATTCAAATAACTTTTCTACCTCCATTCTGGTATCGAATTCGATTGTAAAGAATCATATCTTTCTTTGTAAATTTTAACATTCAATACCTCCGTATTTTGTTATATGTGCGATATGATTATTCTTTCTCTTATACGCACAAAACTTCTAGCGTTATTTACGGCTGAATATTTCTTGAATACATTTTTTCAGACGTAAATAACGAGTTAAAAAACATTAGTTTGTTGTGCTAACATTTCTTCGTTTTCTCATAAGTTCTCTTTGATATTTCTTTCTATAATCAGATTGGCATTTTTCACAACGATAAGTTTTATTATCCTTTATATCAACTTCGATCCATTCACCACAATCAATACATTGAATAAATTTAGTTTTCTTTACTTCAATATTTCTCTCCAAACTATTTACAATATATTGACCATAGCAGAACCACAATAGCTGCTTATATCGTTTCCCTTTACCATACAGATATTCTACTAACATATCTGTAATAGTTTCTTCCGAATATCCAAACTGAGCAAATTCATCTCGTATTTTACAAGCAATATATCTAAGATTATCTATGTATTCATCTTTCATATTGATCATATAACGGTATTGTTTGTTTAACTCATCATATAAATCAGATACCTCTTTACTACAAATAATTTGGGGATTAGACATCATATATTTATAATTGATACTATCTAACCTCAAACCACGAGTATTTATAGGCTTATTAGGAATTCTCTCATATATCTTATTTACAAAACTTTCATTACGCTTTTTTACTTGTGATTTTTCTTTATCCTTTGCATATTCAAAAAAAGCTGGTAATTTACAGTTTGTATATTTGGCAATTTGCTCATTTATTTCATGAGGAAATTCTGGCTTATATAAAGTTTTGGCGTACCATTATACCCTTACTTTCGTAATACTTTAACACTGCTTATTTCATCAGTGGGAGTAGACTATATCATCACCCCATGTCAATTCATAGGCTCTATTGAGGACTTCTCGTGGTATGCGCTTCGATTTAAGGGATTCTCACCCAGTTAGCATTTCATCTAACCCCTACTCCTGTTGCGTATTTCAACGCCCATGGGATAGTCGTTTGACCTTCCTCTAATTGAGGCTTGGCACTGGATTGTCATATAATTTATTAGAGTCATCTTTTAATATTATTTTTATCATATCGATAGTTCTATCATACATTTCTGCTAATTGTAATTCGTTATATCCTTCATCAAAATGTAATCTATAAATTTCTTTATGGTCTTTTTTGGTTAGTCGTTTATATGTCTTTCGATTTTTACGATAATCATCCCATCCATCAACAATGACGGTACTCCAAGTATTATTCGCAATTAAGTTATTAATTAATTTATAGTCTATATTTAAATCTTTAGATATTTTACTGGCTTTTTGACCTTCAATTAACATTAACTTAATTTTTCTTACAATATCTTTATTTAGAATGTCTGTTTTTCTGTCAACATGTTTTCCACTTCTTATTTGAGACATTCTTCTTTTTGTTTCTTCTGAATGTTTAGTTCCTAACATGTGTTGACGATTTTTCTCACCAATTATTTTCTTTGCATTTTCTGATATTGGAAAACCTCGTCTACCTCCACCGCCTAAAAGCATATTGTAACTTTTATTTTCTTTCTTGTATTTATCAATATACTTAATTTCCAACTCATCTAATAAACTAACATCAGAAACGTTTTCTATTACTATAAAACAAAAATTATCTTCACCATACTTGTTCCATGCTCTTTGCAGATAATTATTATCATGACTTCCGTTTCTGAGTTTCCATTGATGATGCCAATATCTTCTTAAAAATCTTTCACTTGTTTGACCAACATAAACTTTACTATTTACTTTGTTTACAATTCCATAAATACCAAAATTATTTTTATGTTTTTCTTGATCGATAAATTCCATATAACACCTCCTAATATATACTTCTCTATTAAAAGATGTCATAACTCTATAAATTACTTAGATTTTCCCAGTTAGCACATTGTCTAATTGTCATTTCCTACAATTCCTGATTCGTACAATGCACACCGTAGATTTCTACGTTCACATACTTATTCAACACATATTACTATGTGAGGTGACCACTATTTAATCAATTACAAAATTGTTTTGACAACATAATCTTTTTACACAATCAATTGCTTCCGATTTTTCTACATCGGTTCCAGAAATAAATACATCATCATTCCATATCTTAGAAATATTATTGCTGTATATACCAATATTTCCACCTGTGAAAGCAGCGTTAAGTCCAGCGTAGATATTCTTATTGTTAAGCTGAGTAGGTTCTGCTTTTCGCATATTATAATAAAGTGGTACAATACCATTCATATTACGTTCTGCAATTCTTACAAAATCTTTGTCAGCTACAACAAGACTTTTATCTCCGTCAACATCGTACATCAAAACTTTACTGATCAAATCATGTGTGCTTGCATAAATTCCATCAGTTATAAACCATTCTCTGATATATTTCGTTCTGTCACCATAAACTTTGTTAGCAACATTGAAACGAATAGCATGTTCTTTATACAAATGAGGACTTCTTAAACAATCTAATTTTTCATTTTGTTTAAATAACCAACAGAATACCTCTTTGTCGCCCAATAATCCAGTAGGTGTATCAATGTGTCCAAACCAATATTCACAAGCAGCATAAAAGTCGGGGAGCAAAAATGTATATTTGCCATTAACTTCTAATTTTCCGCTACGATATTTCTTCAAAAGACTATTCTTTACTTCACGGATCACATCTTTGGCATATGAGTCATTGAGTAGAGCAGGATACATTTTAACTGACTTTTGAAAAGCGGTCATATTTGTGTTATATGGTGTAATACCCAAAATATCCATCATAGTATCTTTAGAACTGCATACATTACTAATCCGTTCTGCTGATTTTTGTGTCAGCAAATCAATTTCATCATCAGTGATATTTGTAAGAGTCTGGAGCATCTGATAATTTATCTTTGCATTTTTTATCCTATCTTCTTCAACATTACATTTACCGGCGCTACAACGATACTCTTTGAAATATTCCTTATATTCGTCCCATGAGTCATAGTATTTGTACATCTTGAACTGTGATTTTGTAAAGATAATCTGTATATCCTTTTTAATTACATCATGTTCTTGACCATAAATATCTGTTATAATAGGAGAGTAGTTATTAACTTCAATAAACTTCCTAAAATTGAACACACCTAATAATCCCTTAATCCAGGGCGCACGGAACATAAAATTTCTGGTAGAAACCGATGGTAGAATCATACCAGCACCGTCAGTATGGGGAATTGGTACATAATCAGTTTTTCTCGTAATTGAATAATCAGTCTCATCTACAAAGTCGAAAGTGCCATATACATTAGTTTCAAAATCATCAATTACAATAGACTTATCAATATCAAATTCTTTCCACTCATCAGTGGCAGAATTTGTCAAAGCCATATATGCTAAATGTTTATTGACATTATTTCCACCTTTTGAGTTAATTTTATCTATTGTAAGACCACACATAACAGTCTTTTCAATCTCATTCCATACAGATTTCTTTATGAATACTGCTTTCTTTTTTCGGATCTGTCCTGCTGAAGAAGTGAAATACTTATATTTTTCGCCTTTATATGTAAATCCATAAAAGGATATATCTTTAAATACATCAAAATAATAAACCTGAACCGTAATCAAAGCATCAGTCAATTCATCCTGTTTAATGCCTATAGTCCTACTAAGAGCAGAATCAAACACCGATATTATATTTGTGTCATTCAAACTATCTTCTTTGATTGTACGAATATGATCTTTTCCATCTGTTAATTCATTCTGAGAAACTTTATGGGATAAAAGAGTAAGTAACTTCTCTTTTGATTCTTTTGCTTTTTCTCTTTTATGTTTGATTAATCTTATCCAATGTAAATATTCAGAAACAGTGTCATAAGAAGATTCAGTAATATTAACTTCTTCT